GCGCGAGATCACCGAGTACGGCCGCACCTTCCGCGAGCAGATCGCGCCCGGCGCTTTCTCGACCTCTCTGGGCGAGGACATCAAGCTCCTCTACAACCACGACCCGAAGATGCCGCTCGCGCGCACGCGCGCGAAGACGCTCTCGCTCATGGACCGCGCCGACGGGCTGCACTACGTCGCGAACCTGCCCGAGACGACGCTCGGCAACGACGTGAAGACGATGATCGAGCGCGGCGACCTGAGCGGCGAGATGTCGTTCGGGTTCTACGTGACGCGCGACCAGTGGAACGCGGCGCGCACCGAGCGCACCGTGCACGAGGCGCGTCTCGTCGAGATCAGCGTCGTGGTCGACGCCGCATACCCGCAGACCTCTTCCAGCCTTCGTCACGTTGACGCGGCTGCTCTTGATGCCGCCCGCGCGCGGCTGGAACTTCACCTTTCAAGGATCGAACGATGGACCCGCTGACCGAACTCAACAACCTCACCCACCAGTACCGCAAGACGCTCGAGCAGTTCTCCGAGCGGAAGGACGCGAAGACCCACGAGATCGAGGCCCGTGGCAGCGGCGAGGAGCGCGAGAAGATCGCCCGTCTCGACAACGACATGACCGAGATCGAGAAGCTCATCCAGCTTCGCAAGCTCGCAGCCGAGTCGGCGAAGCCCGAGTTCTCGGCGCGCGTCGCCGACGACGACGGGAAGTGGCTCTACGACGGACTCTCGCAGCGGGCCCGCCAGCAGTACGGAACCCGCACCTACACCGAGCGCTACATGCAGGCGATCATCGGCGGGGACATGTCGGCCTTCCGAGCCCTGTCGACCAGCACGAGCAACGCGCCCGTCCCGACCGACCTCGAGCGCCGCATCATCGAGAAGCGCCAGCAGGCTTCCGTCATCCGCCAGCTCGCGACGGTCTACACGATCGACTCGACCCGAGAGGTCAGCGTCGAGGGATCGCTCCCGACCACCGCGAAGGTCGCCGAAGGCGGGACGATCACGCCGAACGACCTGAGCTTCGGGTCGAAGATCACCTTCCTGAAGACGAAGTACGTCACCGCCGGCAAGGCGTCGCGCGAGTACCTCGCGGACGTCATCGGGACCAGCGGCGTCGGCAGCGGACTCGACTACCTCGCCCGCAAGCACGGCATGTCGATGGGCCTCAAGCACGAAGAGGAGTTCACCATCGGCGACGGCACCGGCGATCCCGAAGGCATCGCTGGCGCGAGCGCGCAGACCAAGCTGGCCGCCGCCTCGCAGGTCACCGACCTTGCGGGCGCGGCGATCACGAGCGTCACCGGCGACAACGTCATCGACACCTACCACCTGGTCAAGCCGCAGTACCGCATCGGCACGAAGTTCTCCTGGCTCTTCAGCGACACCTTCCTAAAGACGGTGCGCAAGCTCAAGGTCAACACCACGGACTACATCTGGAAGCCGAGCGACAACGGCGGCCTGGCGGACGGAGTCCCGGGAACCCTCTACGGCGTCCCGTACCGCATCTCGGCCTACGTGCCGACCGCGACCGCGAACAACAACATCTTCGCCGTCATCGGCAACTTCGAGTACTTCGAGATCGCGGACCGCATGGGCATGGAGACGCTCATCGACCCGTACTCGGCCGCCGCGACCGACGAGACGATCGTCTACATGTACACGCGCACCGACTCGCGCATCATGCTGATCGACGCCTTCGCCGCGATCACCTGCTGATCCTCCTTTCTTTGCGGGCTCCCGCGGCGGAAACGCCGCGGGGCCCTTTATGCCGGCAATGCCCATCCCGATCGACGTGCTTCGCACGCGGCTCCGTGTCGAGACGGAAGCCGACGATGTCGACCTGGCGCAGCTGTCGGTGGCGGCGGCCGAGATGATCGAGCGCGAGACGGGCCTCGCCCTCACGACCGCGACGCGCACCGCGAAGATCAAGCGGTTCGCGCGGTTCATCCCGCCCGTCCAGCCCGTGACGGCCTTCACGCAGGTCCAATACAGCGACAGCTCGGGCGCGACGCAGACCCTGCCGACGGCCGAGTGGTGGACCGACGACACCGAGCCCGTCCTCGGACGGTCACCTACACGGCCGGCTACACGGTGATCCCGCAGCCGCTCATCCAGTGCATCGTGGCCCTCGTCGGCAGCTGGTACAACAACCCGGAAGCCCTCCAGGTCGCGGCGCTCGCCGAGGTCCCGCTCGCCTACAAGGCGATCATCGCGCAGTACTCCGCGCAGGTGAGCTTCCGATGATCTCCGCGGGACGCCTGCGATTCGTCGCGCTCCAGAAGATCGCCCCGTCGGCCTCGAGCACGCTCGGCCTGCGCGGCACCGCCTGGACGGACGGGCAGCGCTTCCGCGTCGACGTGCGCGAGAACAGCGCCGAGGAGCAGCAGTACGCCGACGGCGTCGCGGTCGTGCGGCAGTACGAGCTGCGCGCGCGGTGGGAGACGGCCCAGGCGATCGGGCTCGACGAGACGAACCGCATCGAGTGCCGCGGCAAGACCTTCCGCATCCGCTCGATCAGCAACCTCGACGAGCGCGACCGCGTCGCGGTGATCAGCTGCGAGGTGGTGCAATGAGCATCGAGCAGGCCGTCCGCAGCATGCTCACCGCCGGCACGACGATCTCGCTCGTGCCCGACGCGCGCATCACGCACGGCTACCGCCTGCAGGACACCGCGCTCCCGGCGATCACCTACGAGGTGCAGTCGGTCGAGACGGCGACCTGCGGCGCGTCGCCTATCCGCGTCGCCCAGGTCGAGGTGCGATGCATCGCCGAGACGGGCGCCGACGCGCTCGCGGTCGCGGCGCAGGTCCGGTCCGCTTCGGTGGCCGGCACCTTCTCGGCGTTCCAGTTCGACGCCGTCCTCTACCAGAACCACGTGCTCGAGCCCGCCGCCGCGGGCGAGGGCGACGAGGCCGCCCCGTCGGAGGCGGTCTGCTCCATGACCATCCACTACCGGGAGTGACACATGCCAGGCGTCTCAACCGCTACCACGGCCTTCAGCTACAACGCAAACGTGACGACGGGCCTCGTGAACGTCTCGAGCTCGACCTCGACCGACATGATCGAGACGACCCGCATCGGCGACGCTCGGCGCACCTACCTCACCGGGCAGGGGACCACGACGCTGTCGGGCGAAATCTACTACGACCAGGGCGACACCTGCGCCGCGGGCATGGAGGCCGACGCGCAGGCGCCCGTGTCGCGCGCGGTGGTCGTGACCTACGCGACGGGCATGACGATGACGGGCAACGGGTTCATCACCTCGTGGCAGGTGACCGCGAACAGCAACGAGACGGTCCGCGCGTCGTTCGAGATTCAGATGACGGGCACGGTGACGATCGCATGAGCATCGCAGACGCACTGGCCTTGAAGAACACGCAGGCCGCCCTCTCCGGCGGGCTTACGGTGACCCTGCGCCGTCCGAGCGCGCTCGACTTCGTCGAGGCAGCGGACATCGCCGCGAAGAAGCCCTCGAGCCTGTATGCGTGGTTCGCGTACAGGCACCTCCTCGACGAGTCGGGCCGTCCCGTGTTCGCCTCGCTCGAGGCGGCGCTCGACGCCGACGGCAAGGTCATCTGGCAGATCGGCAAGGCGTGCGAGCTCCTCTACGAGGAAGGCCGGGACTGAGCGAGGGCGCGCGGCGGGTCCTCCGCGCAGCCCTCGATGAATCGACGATGGACCTTCACCGGATCGGCGCGGTCGTCATCAACGTCGCGCTCGACATCCCCGATTGGCGAGGCATCAAGGAGCGAATCCGTGGCAATCAGCGTCGCCTACAGGATGCAGTGGAGGATGTCCCCCCAGGACCTCGCGGCGATCAGGCGCGCGGCGGAGGCCTTGCCCAAGAAGATTCGCGCCAAGGTCGTCCGGCGCGGTCTTCGGGAGTGGGGCAATAGGCTCAAGCTCGCGATCCGCCGCCGCGTCTGGCGCAAGGATCGCGACACGCGCCGCGACCTGGCGGTGAAGATCAAGACCTACCGCCGCGGCAAGGCGATCTGGTGCGCCGTCGGCGTCCGCAAGGACGGCGAGCGCGTGGGCTGGCGATCGCACTTCATGGACGGCGGCTACCGCCCGTGGCAGAAGGGCGTCAAGGCAGACGGCACGGCCCGCAGGCAGCCGACCCGCCCTGGACGGAACCTTAACCCGCGCTTCGTCCCGTTCTCCTATCGCCGAGACTGGCGGAAGGGCAAGGCGCGGCGCAGCCTTGGCGGCAAAATCTACCGCCTGCGCTACATGTCCGATCCTGCCATCGCGTGGTCGCCCAAGGCGCGCGAGTACGTCGAGGATGCAATCGCCGAGGCGCTGATGGAGGCCAGCCGTGGCCGCTAGCCTTCCCAAAGTCCACATTCCCGTCACGGTCACGACCGACGGCGTCGACAAGGGGCTTTCCCAGGTCGAGGAGAAGATGCGCCGATCGGCCGCCAAGATGAAGCGCCTCGGGCAGGCGACGGCTGGGGGGCCAGCAAAGGCCGCAGGATTCGCTCCAATGGCTCCCAAGGCCACGGCCTTCCTCGGAGGCGTCGGCAAGCTCGGGCCCCTCAGCGGGCTTCTGGGCGGCCTTGGAGCGGGCGGGCTGGCCGCGGCAGCGCCGCTCGCCGTGTTCGGCATGGCGGCGTCGCAGGTCCAGCAGCTCGCGGCCATGACGAAGGGCGCGACCGAAGCGCTCGCGAAGTTCCGCGAGACAGGCGAGCAGACCTTCGCGGTCAACTCCGCGGTGCTCGAGCGGCTCGCCGCGGCCGAGGCCGGCGCCCAGGCGGCGGCCAAGATGGGCGCGATGGACGCCTTCACCTTCGCGGGCAGCCGTCCGGGCGAGAAGTCGAACTGGGAGGCGCTGAACGACTACGCGACCGAGCAGATGGCCTTCATCGGCGCGATGGCCGCCGGCAAGCGCCGCGAGGAGGCCGCGCTGCTCTCCGAGCTCGTGACGGCCTCCGAGCCGCGAGCACGGGAGATCAACCAGCAGCTCAAGTCCGTCGAGGCGCGGCGGTTCGAGGGAACGCTCTCCGAGGGCTTCGCGCGCGGCGAGGGCGTAATGTGGGCGCTCGAGAAGATGGCGATATCCATGATGCAATGGTGGGACGGCTGACCTATGCCAAGCACCGCGACATACACGTGGGAGACCCGATCGCGGGTGTTCCAGGCGGGCGAGTTCGGCGAGGATTCGACCGTCCAGGAGGTCCGCCAGATATGGCGCAACGACGGCGCGGCCTTCAACGTCGACACCGACATGACGACCGCGGAAAGCGAGGGCGCGGTGTCGAGGCGCGGCGACCTCGGCTACTTGTCGGGGACGGGCCTGACCTGGCAGCAGTTCGTCCGCTTCCGCGGCTACACGGTGCGCCAGCTGCCGAACGCATCGGGCGCGGAACTGACCCTCACCTGGTCGACCCGCTACGTGTTGACGCTGCACGGCGGCAGCCCGCCGACCTTGTTCTACACGCCGCGCAGCGGGCTCAACTTCGCCTCGCTCTCGCGCAGCATTCTCATCTACCGCACCGGATGGTCGGTCGCGCCGCCCGCGGCGCTCGACGTCAGCGCGACCGACATCGGCGGCACGGCGATCAGCGGCGGGAACGACGGCCAGGCCTACCTCGTCGCGCAGAACCGATTCCGCCTCACCTTCGAGCAGGACTCGACGGTGACCACCATGCAGGCCGCGGCGGCTTCGTTCCAGAGCTACCAGAACAAGAAGAACTCGGCGACCTTCCTCGGCATGCCGGCGAACACCGTCATCTGCGAGGGCGTGCACCTGAATCCCGTCAAGTACGAGTTCTACGAGGTCTCCTTTGACTTCCTGTTTGACGAGTTCTACCACCACGAGCAGGTCCCGACGATGGACCCGGACGGCAGGATTAAGCGGAACAACACGGGCCCGACCGAGGTGAAGTGGAAGCGCCTTCCGCGCACGGGCGTCGACTTCAACCTGATCTACGGCGGCAGCACGCCGCTCAAGAACATCACGGAGCGGGGGTACGCGCTGCCATGAGGAACACGCGCGTCAGGACCGACGGTGCGATCGACACGCTCGCGCGCTCGCGCAGGGCGTGGAACAGCATGGAGTCGGCGCCCGCCCTCATCCTCGCGCGCGTCACGAACTACACGGCGATCTTGAACTACCGCTGGACCTACGATTGGGAGCAGGCCGAGGTGACCGGCACGACGCCCGCGCTGAAGGCGACGGGCATCGCCGGCCAGGCGCTGTCCGTGAGCGAGCTCTCGAACGGCGCGCCGCCGACCTTCTACTCCTACGGCGTGCCGTCGGCCGACCTGCCAGGCACCTTCCAGCCGAAGCCGATCCCCATCGGCACCTACGTCATCCTCTCGTCCTTCCGCCGCACCGATGGCAGCCTCATGTGGCTGATCATCAACACCCAGGCGATCTCGGGGGCCTGCCCATGAGCGATACGCTGAACATCGTCTACCGCCGGCAGTCGCCGGGCTCCTTCGCCCTCACCTACTCGGTGGGCGGCACGCCGCCGAACCTCTCGACGGGCTACTCGGCGAACATGCGCATCTGGCGCTCGGGCCTCTCGACGACCGCGTCGGCCGACCACACGGCGACGGCGGGCGTCGGCGTCACGCTCGGCGCCGCGGGCGCGATCACGCTCGACCTGGTCGCGATCAACACCGCGCTCTCGGTGGTCGACGCGGGCGAGGCGATCTGGCACTACGACCTGCAGGTGACCCCGACGGGCAACCCGTCGCAGGCGGTCTGCTCGGGCTACCTCGTGAGGGTGCAGCCGTGACCGTCGTCTGGGACAACATCCCGACAACCGTGACCGTGACCGGGCGGACGGGCACCGTGGTCCACTCGCAGGGCACGGTGACGATCACCGAGGGAGGCTCCGCCACGCCGATCGGTCCCGCCGGCGGCGACCTGCAGGGCACCTACCCGAACCCGACGGTGCACCGCATCCACGGCAACGACATGCAGGCGGGCACGCCCGTGGACGGCGACCTCTGGCAGTACCACGCGGCCAACTCGCGGTGGCGGCACCGCAGCTGGATGCAGGCCGCCACGGACGGCGGCGTGACCGCGGCTGGCCTCGCGCTCCTCGACGACGCGGATGCCGCGGCGCAGCGGACGACGCTCGGGCTCGGCGCATCGGACACTCCGCAGTTCGCAGGCGTGCTTCTTCCCGACGGGCTTGCGGCTTCACGGGCATACGCCCGTAGAATGGCGGTCGCTCTATGAAAGTCGTACTCGACCAGGCGCAGTTCGTCTTCACCCCGGGCGCGGCGGGCGCGGGCACCATCAGGTTCATCCCGGACCTGGGCAGCGGCCTCGTCGTCTCGCTCGAGATGGTGCAGATCGTGACCAACGTGACGCGCAACACCGTCGTCTACGACTTCGCCGACCCGACTCTGGGCGAGGCTGCGTTCGACCTCGCGACCAGGACGCTCACGCTCGCGGCCGACACCTCGTCGCAGAGCGCGGGCGACTCGCTCCAGGTCATCGTCGAGGTGCCCGTCGACCCTTACGCGACGAACCCGGCGCACGGCCGCGATCCGCGCGGCAACGCGGTTCCTGTCGCGCTCACCGAGTCGGGCCATGCGATCCAGGCGGACGGGCGCTACTTCGTCGAGAGCAGGACCAGGCTCGGTACGGTCCTACAGCTCGACACCACGGGGTTCCAGACCGTGTCGGTCCAGCTCACCGGCACCTGGGCGGCGACCGTCCAGTTCGAGGGCTCGAACGACGGATCGACCTGGTACACGGTCCACGGCTGGTGGCACTCCCTCGCGGCGAACAGCCAGATCAACCAGATGACGGGCAACGGCGCCGTGTCCATCCCTGCGATCTCGAGGTTCGTCAGGCTTCGCGTCAGCGCGTACACCTCCGGCACCGTCGTCGCTTCGGTGGTGCTCCGCTCGACCGGTTCGTTCCTCCCGTGGAACATCCCCTCCGTCTCGATCGGCCAGATCGCCGCCCTCACGCTTGCGGCGGAGGACGCCGCGCAGATCACGACGCCGGTACCGACCGGCGGCATCGTGCGCACGGCCCTGCCGCCGTCGACGATCGTGGCCTCCGACTGCATCCGCACGACCTACTCGAGGAGCGGGCAGACCATCACGAAGGAGAACGCTCCCGGCGACCTCGACTTCGCCGTCTCGACGACCGTTACCACCAGCACGCAGACGGCGATCAGGGCTGCGCAGGGAACTGACATCCGCCAGAGCGTGACCTCGGTGACCTTCCAGAACACGAACGCTACCGCGACGACGCTCACCATCCAGGACGGCAGCACGACGCTGGTCACCTTCAGCGTGCCCGCGAGCATGACGCTCCCGTCGCAGCTCAGCTTCCCGACGCCGCTCCGAGGCACGGCCAACACCGCGCTCAACTACACCGCAGGAACCACGGGAGCAAGCGTGCTGCTCACCGTGACAGGCTTCAACTCATACTGAGGACTCCCATGATCACCCAGAACATCGTCGGTCAGCCATCACCGGGAGCGCCAAACGCTCTGCTCAACAGCCGCTCGGGCCAGCTCGGCGACGCGATCGTCAGCCAGCTGCACGGCACCTACTACGAGACGAACTACCGCGGCAACGCCTTCATGCTCTCGGTGTCCACGGCAGCAGCCGTCACCGCGTACACGGGCGGCGCGGGCGGCACGCCGATGCTGACCATCTTCAACCCGCTCGGCAGCGGCAAGAACGCCGTGATCACCAAGGTGGCGGTAGGCAACGTCGTCGCCGCCTCGGCCGCCGGCACCGCCGCGTTCGGCCTCTACTTCGGCACGACCGCCACCATCACCCAGGCGACGACCACGACCCCGTGGAACATGGCGACGCAGCTGCAGAGCGGGTCCGTGGTGACGGGCTACCGCAACATCGTCATCTCGGGCTCGTCGGCCGCGAGCAACGTCATCCCGATCGGGTCGTACTACTGGGCGACCGCCGCGGGCGCCGCGAGCGTCTCTCCGTCGATCGTCGAGTTCGACGGGTCGCTGATCATCCCGCCCGGCTCGTTCGCCGCGCTCGGAGGATCGGCGGCCCTCACCAGCGCCACGTGGATCGGTTCGCTCCAGTGGGAAGAGGTTCCGGTCTAAGGAGAAGCCATGAGCATGACGATCGACAACATCCGCCGCATGGTCCAGAACAGGATCGCCCTGCTCGAGTCGCAGCGCGCGGCGGCGGAGACGAGCGGAAACATCGAGGCCGTCTCGAGGTGCGACTCCGAGATCGCCGAGGCTGTCTCGACGCTCGCGCAGCTTCCCGAGGAGGCCTCGAGATGACCTTCGAGCAGCTCGCCACCATCCTCTCTCCGTTCGTCGCGGCGTTCTGCGCGAGCGGCTGGATTCACGCACAGCTCGGCCGCATCCGCGAGGACCTCGTGCGGATGGACGAGCGCATCAAGCGCCTGGAGTCGAAGACATGAACAACCGCAACACCACCATCGCAGGCATCGGTTCCATCCTCGTCGCAGTCGGCGGCCTGCTGACCGCATGGTTCGACGGCGACCCCGCCACCAACGCCGACATCGCAACCTCCGTCGCCGCGATCGTCGCGGGCGTCGGCCTGATCCTCGCGAAGGACGCCAAGAAGGAGTGATGGATGTCCTCGAGCGCATCGTCGCGTCGGTCGCCCTCGGGCTTCTCAAGTGGCTTGAGGGCCGCGCTGAGAAGCGCCATCGCGCCGTGGATTCTGCTCTGGACAGGGATTCTCTTCGCCGCGCTGGTGACCGCGTTCGCGAGTGGATGCTCGAGGACGGTGCTCGTAAGCGAGGCGAGCCCGGCGAGGATCGGCCCGCAGGTCCACGGTAGGGTCTACGCCCGCGTCGACGGCGAGTGGGTCCTGAG